TAATATGTTACGTCATATTTTTATCAGTGAAAAATTTTCTCCTGAATTAAATGAAAAACAAGAAGTGGCAAAGAAAATGGGTCATTCTGTGTCGACACAAGAATTATACGCCAAAAAATAATTATTAAAAAAATATTTTTTTTTTCTGGTATTAATATAAATGCCTAATACCAAAAAAACTGGAGAAGTTATTTTAGATGGTGAAAAAATTAAAATAAAAGAAGGTGGATTAAGATCCCAACTTAAAGTCCCAAAAAATCATAAATTCACAAAAAGTGAATTAAATAAAATTAAAAAAATTGAAATTGGTGAAAAATTTAACTTTTTAGGAAAAGAGTTTAAAAAAACGCCTCTAATGTCCAAGCGTGTTAACCTGGCAATTACGCTCATGAAGAAGTAATTCTAATAATCTTTTTTCAAATCTTGTAGAGATTCTTTCTCTCATATCATAATATTCCTGTGGTAAAATAAAGGGATTTGTTTTATCAGTCATTATTAATATATATGTTTATAATAATAATGTCCGAACAAACGACGGAACAACATTTGTTAGAAATGGGTAACCATTTCAAAGAAATGATAGAGGAAAAAAATGAATTAATTAAAGAACTAAAAAAAGGATTAATGGTTCTTTATGGTTTAATTCGTGTTTCTGATGAAAATCAAGATCACGAAATGATAATTCAAGCACGACAAGTGGCGTCAGAATTTATAGATAAATTTTTATTTAATGAAGATTAAGCAGAATAATCCAATATTTTTAATCCGTCCATTAATTTCATACTTTTATAATCTCTTTTTTCTTTTCTTTCAGATCTAATTTTTTTGAAAGCATTTTCACCTAATTTTTTAGTATCATATGTCTTGGTTTGGGGATTTCCATCTTTCCAATTAATATGAATATGAATTCCCTCTGGATGAATTTCTGTTTTCGTGGAAGAAACTACCTTTCCACCTTTTTTCTTTTGTTGGATTAAAAATTTTTTCTTTTTATCGGTTCCTTCTTTTCTTTTTTTTTCTTCTTCGATTTTACTGAGTCTTTGATCTAATATACGCCTTTGGGATGCTTTCATATCTAAGTCTTTATCGTCGATCAACGAATCTAATTTTTTAAAATTTCCACCTTTCCCCTCTTTATAATTTTGAATTCTATTAGACAAATATGTGAAATCAGAATCTATTTTTTTTTGAATATGATTGAATCTATCTTTATTTTTTAACATTAATGAAACAACTTCATTTTTTTTCATTTTTGAATAACCTTTAATATTAGTTTTTGAAATCTCTTTTTTTAATGTTGAGATCGGATGACTTTCTAAACGAGATTTTAAATCCATTTTATATACTATATAACATATAATATTTTTTTGGATTCAAATTTTTTTTTTAATTAATCATTTTTATTTAGTGATTATTTTTCCAGTATTCCAATTAATTCGAGTATCTAAATTTTTTCTTTTTAATTTAGATAATTCAATAACTTTCGATTTTCCATGTTTTTTAATAACTTCATCAATTGTTATGGGAGTTTTTGAATTAACTCTTTTTAATGGTCTACAAGCGTGTTTATCGTCACCTGTGCCACAATTCACGATCTTCCCCGATTCAACATAAGGAAGAACTTTAATCCATTTTTCCCCTTTTAACCATCTTTGGATCCCTTTTGTTTCAGGGGGTTTTTTTCCTTTGTATTTACCTCCTAATTCTTGATATTTTTTTTGAATAAAAGCACTCTTAAAGAGACCGTGACGTTTATATTTTTCATCAGCAATCTTTTTAGATTTCCTATATAACGCTGGATTTAAAATATTATCTGGAACATCCATTTTATTATATATAAATATATTATAATGGATAAAATAATTTTTGTTAAATTATCTCCCGCCACTGCCAAAGGAAAAAAATATAAAATGGAATTTTATAATAAAGATAAAAAAAGAGTTAAGACTTCTCAATTCGGACAAGCGGGGGCGTCAGACTTTACGAAACACGGAGACACAAAAAGAAGAGATCGATATGACTCGAGACATAAATCACGTGAAGACTGGACAGCACCAACAACCAACGGCGCCTTATCGAAATGGATTTTATGGAATAAGAAAACTATTCAGAGTTCATTTTCAGATTATAAAAAAAGATTTAATTTTAAAAATTTATAGACAATATATTCGTTTTTTACCATAAAAATAAAATCTAAGTATAATGTATATTATGTCAGTATATTGTATATATTTAGGAAAAGAGATTTATTATGGATCAACTACTAAGAAATTATGTCAGAGAAAAGCATGTCACAACCTTAGATTAAGAGAGGGATTAATAAAAAATAAATTATATGAAAAAGCAAGAGAATTAGGAATTAATTATTTAGATTTACAATTATTATACCAGGGAGAAGATTATAAAGAAATGGAACACGAATTTATTATTAATAGTAACTGTTTAAATATGAATGGCGCTATTTATGATCGTGGGCGCGCACTTCAAAAACATAGAGAAGCACAAAGAAGATATATTATTAAAAAAAAATTGAAAAATTATAATCTAAGTTAATTATATAAAAATGAGTGAATGGACTGACTTTGTTAAAAAGTATGCCAAGGCAAACAATATGACTTATGGTCAAGCATTATCCAAGGCAGCGCCTGAATATCGTAAGAAAAAGGGAACCAAAGGTGCCGTGAACGTTAGTAGAGTAAAAAAAGAGAAGAAACGTGGTGAAATGGATACTAAAGACTTCTCAACTAAAAAAGGTGACAAGATCAAAACAGGAAAAAATAAAGGAAAGGCAGCATATTCAATGGATAAAAATTAAATTGATTGTTTTTCTAATTCAACTCGATTAAGTTCTTCATCTAATATTCTTCTTTCAGATGCTTTCATCACAAACCCCTTTTTATCGTCAATCTTTTTCTCTATACTCTTATAGGTTACATAAGGAGATCCCTCTTTATACAATTTAATTTTACGAACCAAATATTCGAAATCACTTTCTATCATTTCTGAGTTATACATTTTAATTATATAATGTATAACTAAGAATCTTTAAGTTATAATTCAAATGCTTTTTTTTTAACAACAACATAATTTAGACATCTTGTAAATTCCATATATCAATAAAGTAGACCCCATTCCACATAGAAAGGGGACTATATTTTGTTCGATTAATTCTGAATTTATCATTATAATAAGTTAATTTTTTTTTTGACTTCTTGTAATAATTTTTTTTTCGATTTCTTCTTTTTCTTTTTTAATTTCGGCATTGATCTTATTATCCTGTTTATCTTCAGTTCTGACTAATACTTCTTCCAAAACTTCATAAACTCGATCTCCATAGAGGTTTAAAAGATGTTTAACTCTTCGACATTTCTCACATAGATTAGTAACATATACGGTCTCTTTTTCACATAAACGGCACTCAAACATTATATATTAATTACTAATATTTTAAATTTCAATATTCTTGAAAAGTGGTAGTCATTCCAACACTTTCGTATATCCGTTATACCAAAATGTGGAAATGAATACCACTCCATTTTAATCCTAAAATGTAGAACTCAAAAATTTAATATAACTTAATATTATATGGAAACCGAAATGAAAATTATAGATAAGATCTTAAACTTATTAAATAAAATTAAATGTAAGATGTCCTGCTGTTGTCGATCATCTTGTTCTTTGGAACCTGAAAATCAAGAAAATATCGTGGAATTATAATCTAAATAAATTATATATGAGTAATTTTGATGATCTCACAATTCTTCCAGTAAAACCCCCTATGAATCGAAAATCGATACAACATCATCCCAACCTCCCTGACGTCAATACAGGAGCATGTGTTCTGGATATTGCTTCTCCGAAACAAGGTAAATCGACTCGAATATGTAACCTACTTCAAAATCCAGCATTTTATCAAGATTGTTTCGACGCAGTATACATTTTCTCATCAACTATGACAAATGGGGACGATACGTGTCGTTTTTTATGTGAAGAGTTTAAAGAAACTATTTATCCTGAATACGATGAAAAAGTTCTTCAACAAATAATAAATTTTCAAGATTCGATCCCAAAAGAACAAAGACCTAATATCGCCATTATTTTCGATGATTTTATCGCATTCCAAAATTTAAAAAAAAATTCACTGGCATTTAGACTGGCGTCATCTTATAGACATCATAATATTAAACTCCTTTATTATTCCACACAGTTATATAAGGCGGTTCCAAATATAGTTCGTCAGTCGATTAATTATGCCATAATTTCACAAAATGCCAATAATCGTGAGGTGACCAAAATGGCAGAAGAATTAGGTGCCCGATATGGTGATGAAAAAAAGTTTAAGGAGTTACTTTATAACGCCACTGGATCGACTCCTTATTCTTTTTTATATTTAAAACTTTACGATCGTCCTGCCACTGCTTACAAAAACTTTTCAGAATTGTTATACGAAGCACCTTTAGTTCTGTCTAATGCCTCTGGATTCCAAGGTGAGGAACTACCTGAGGGTGATTGTGGATGTGACGAAGAAGAATATTAAGCATTTTTTTACTTTTAAAAATAGAAAAAAATAGAAATTTTGAGAATAAATGTTAAAATAACTTTTATGAAAATAATTATCTAAGTAAAATATATAAAATGGATAACGAGGAATTACCAGTAATGAGAATGAAACCTAAGACACAGGATGAAATATTAGACGATCTAAAAATCATAGATGCCAATGAGTTAAAAAAAGAGGCACCTCCACAAATTCCAGAAGACCTTCATCAAGACCCTTTCGTGAAACCAATTAAACCAACACGCAGTAAGAAACCAATATCAGAAAAACAAAAAGAACATTTATCACGTGCCAGAGAAAAGGCAAACGCCATGAAACAGGCAAAATTAAACAAATCACAAACGAAAATAGTTGAAAAAGTGGCGGATCCCAAAATTCCAGAAGATATGGACGAAAAAGAATTCGAAAAATGGTTAAAAAATTATGATAAATTTACAGCACTAATGGAAAAAATTAAACACGCCGAAGAAGAAAAAAGAGCAAAACAAATGGCAAAAGAACAAGAAATCGAAGACAGATTAAGAGCAAAAATAGAAAGAGAATATTCAGAAAAATTATCTAATAATAATATTAAACAGAATGTAAAAATCGAAACTGCTACGATTGTGACTCCTCCTGATCCCTACGCCAGTTATTTTGATGAATATTAATACTTTAATTTTTAATTATTTTTTTATTTCTTCCATTACATTATAAATATAATGGACGAAACATACGCCTCAAATGTTGATAATCTTAATGAACGTCTTAGAGAATACAAACAATCTCAAATCAATAAAGCATCTTCCCTTAATGAATCTGCTCAGGAAAAGTTTAATAAACAATTATCAGAATATCAAGATAAATGGAAAGCAATTCAAGACGCAGGACAAGACGAAATGGGAGCATTAATGGGAATTAAAGGTGCCTACTCCGCAGGAAAAAAGGTTTATGATGTTTACAAAAAATACAAAGGAAAAAAAGCGCCTGGAGACGATGACAACGAAGAAGAAGAAGGACAAGAAGGAGACCCACAAGCAGATAAATTAGACGAAAGTAACGAATCAGCACCTTTGACAGATGAAGATCGGGCGGCATTACGAGACCCCCTTAAAGAAAGTAGAGCGCTACGAGAATCAACTCAAGCGCGAATGAATTCAAGATTAAAAGAATTGGGTTTCGGAGACGATGATTCTGTAGAACCTTTAAGACCTGGAAATCCAAGTGGCACCGCCGATGCTTCCGAACCAGATATAGTTCAAGGGACTTCAGATGTCGATCACGATGCCATGACATCCGCATTTCAACAGGAACCCACTGAAGAATCTGCCTTCGGAGATTTATCCAATATACCTGAGGAAGGGACTTTAAGAAATTTAGAATTCAGACTTTCCGCACAAAGAGCAACGCAAAACGGCGGTAATATTAACCGAGGTGGAAATAAGGCATCTGATGTCATGGACGCTCAAAGCGAAGATAAACCTTTAGGGCAATCTGACGCAGGACAACCCGCCTCAGGTCAAGGAACCGAAGGAAGTAATTCGAGACCTACTACGCAAACTGAATCATCTTACGATCCTAAGGGCGCTCAAGCGGAACAATCACAATCAACTCAATTAAGTCAAGATAAACCATCAGGAACAGACCCTGCTAAAGTAAATAAAGACCCATTAAACGTCGAAGAAGACCTGGCACCAGAAGAAGAGGAGGCGGGCGGATTTTTAGGTGACTTAGGTGTGACAGAAGCGGCAACAGCGGCGATCCCTTTTGTTGGAGAAGCAACGGCATTAATCGGCGGATTTGTGGCAATTGGTGAAGGGATTTATCATCTTTTTCATCCACCTCACAAAAAACTCCCACCGACACCCGTTTCCTCTTCTATGATCCCACAAAGTGTGGCGCAGAAATACGCCTCCGCCTTACCATCTTTTGATAGTAGTTCCGATAATATGCCATCGGATTCCGTATTTTAAAACTGGTATTCTTTTCCACAGTTTGGTATAACGGATATACGAAAGTGTTGAAATAACTACCACTTTTATTTTTTCTACATTATAGTAATTTTTTAAAATAATGTTTAATTTAAAAAATTATTTTCTAATTAAAGAATATAAAAAATGTTTAAATCTAATCCTCAAGGCGCTTACGTTCCCTCTATCTCTCAATCAATCAGACCAGACGTTGTCTCTGATGTTAAACCAGAAGATCAAATTCGACTCTTAGTCCCTTCCTTTCTTGGTTTCGTGGATCCCAGAGAAAGTTTTTTAAGATTTAATTTAAAAATGACAGGTGTAGGAAGAATTATACCTGATAAAAATGCGGGCGCACATGCTCTCATCCGTAATCTTCTCATTCGTGACGGTTCTAATTCTGCCACCTTAGTTTCAGAAGAAGATTATAACGCTTCAGTTGGTATGCTTAACCCATTCACCCAACAGAGTTCAGTATATAATAAACACAATCTTTTCGAAGGTGTTGTCGAGAACGTTAATGAAGACGGCGCCAATCCAACAAATCTTTATTATGGAACTCCACCAACTCTTAACGGTTCTGATGAAGATAACGTCGTCGGAGGTTCCGAACAATTAGAAGTAAATATTCAACTTCCTTTAAGAACTAAATTTATGGGTGGTAAAATCCTCCCAGTAGGTCTTTTAGGAGGTTTGAGATTTCAGTTAGACACTGAGAATCCTCTTCGTGCTTTACAGTATGTCGAAACTACTGGACTTTGTGAATCAAGCAGAGTCGATGAATTTGGGATCGACATCCCTGCCGCTCAATTAACAGCGGGGACAGGTGGTAACGGTTTCGGCGCAGGTGACCAAAAAAGAAACGACGGAGATTCTAAAGACGGTGCCTATTCCGTAAAACTTGCTGTCGATACTAATGATAATCAGAAAAATAATCCTTTTGGAATTGGTGATGTTTTATTTATTGAAAAAACCGCTGGTGCCGATATTGGTCAGGGAGAAGAATTGGGGGTTATTGATGGTTTCTTTATTGACGGAACCGACCTTGGTGTTCAGTATGTTCCCCAACGTGCCGAAGGCACTGGTCTTACTCACGCCTATGCCGCTGGGGATAGTCCTAAAGTTTATGTCAAACCTTCACAAAGATCCCTCGCACAGACAGGCGTAATTATGAAGGGAGATGGTGCCGTCGGGGAAGGGGGCGGATCTGGAAATTATCCAGCGCCATCATACACAATGAGTGACGTTGAAATGGTTGTTCTTAAGGTTGAACCTCCCCAGAGTTATGCCGAAGCGTTAACCCGACGTGCCACCTCAGGTGAAGGTATTGCCATGGATTATGATACATACACTTTATATAGACATAATCAATCCAATAAAACAGGTTTAACAACTTGCTTAATCCCTGCTCAACAGAGTAGAGCGCTCTCGTGTCTTTCTCAACCTCTCGCAGTTAATAACTTTAGAGATGTCGCATTAAGTTCCCTTGTAGGTGAACCAGACAACGCCAGAAATTATCAATTTGTTTTCGGAACTCATATGATCCCTAATAGAGTTGTAGAATTATCAAGATATTCCCAACAGATAGGAACAGGATTAGGCAGAGAGTTTAGAAGTGATGCTCTTCACTTATCAGAATTACAGAAATCAATCCAGAATATTGGGGAACCAGTAAGAAATTTACATAAGATCCATGAACATTTCGTCATCGGTCGTGCTTTTACAAGATATGGACAGGTATTTAATTTAAAGGATAATTCATTATCTCTTAGAGTCGATTACGAAAGCACAGCAGGACAGGACAAATTATTTAATAATTATATTTTCCATAAACGTAGATTAGTAATTAATAAAGATGGAGTTTCAGTTTTAGTTTAAAATAATTTAAAATAAATTTATTATTTTTTTATATTAGTTAATAATATAAATGAATATCGCTCAAGTTGAAAAAGTTCAGATCTCACCTAACAACCAACCTTCAAACAACACCTACTCTTTTAAGGGTGGGAATCCTATTATAACCATTCAAATTGCCGCCTCTAATAAATTACTTAAAGCGTCTTCCGTCCGTCTTAACGGAAAACTTCGAGTTCAGACCGCTGGTGAAGTTTTACCAGATAACCAAAGCGCCAAGGGCGGAGGTCTTACTAACATCCAATTAAACGATAAAGTCGGAATTTCAGGAATGATCCAGAATATAGTATTAAGTTCCGAACAAACTGGTCAGACATTAGAATCAATCAGACAGTATGGTAGATTAGTCGCCTCTCTTGTTCCTTCAGTAAATTCTCAGGAAACCTTTATGAATGAACACGGACTTACTTCTGTCGCTTTAGGAATCGACGCTCCCTCAAGTCTTTTAGTAAATAATGAAGTTTCTTTCTCAGTTCCTATCTATGCTGGCATGCTCCAATCTGGGGTCAGTATACCTTTAGGAACTAATGGAGTTAGGGGTCTCAATATCCAAATCGAACTCGCCGCCGACCAGATGGCATTAAGTGGCGCCAATGCTGCTGATGGGTTAGGCGCTTCCTACCAAATTTCAGACGTAACCCTCACCGCCGATCTTTTGGTGCCTGATGCCGCTGGACAACAACAATTAAGCGTCCCTGGAACTGGTGCCTTTTCTTATAACAGTTTTAATTCCCTTTACAGTGTTATTAATTCAAGTGATTCAACTCAACAGTATAATCTCGCCAATTCAAATGTTTTATCTGTTATTCATAATTTCCTCCCAGTTCCTCATGCCAATAATTACAATAACGATAGTTTCGAAACTAATATGTTACAGAATAAGATCGCTGGTGGTGCTTATGGAGAGAAAGTTGTTCTCGATAAAGTTTCCTTCACTCGTGGTGGTGTAAAACTCGCCTTAGATTACGAATTAGATTCAGAAACTTCCTCTTCTGAATCAAGACCCGAAGTGGGGGTTTTATCCAATTTCCTTAATGCCTTCCGACCTCTTCATAATTTATTCACAATGACAAATAATAATCAAGGAATTGGATTTGGTGGAAACCAACTTTCAGTATATTCAAGAGAACCACAAAAACTCACCGCAGTTGATAAAGGTTCAAGAAATTTCGGAATAGGAATTGCCTGTGATAATGTTAGTCGGGTTGGTGTTTCATTTAGAGGACAAAATTACGCCACCAGGATCCAGTCTTCTCTCAATACTCAGAACGCCGTAAATACTAACCCAGTTGGAGTCAGTCCAAACGCCATATATACTTATGTTCTTGCTCAAAACACTCTCCAATATTCTCCAAGTGGAATAATGGTTGTCAATTAAAGTTTAAGATATTTTTTTTAGTTTAAAAATAATAAAATAAATTTATTATTTTTTTATATTAGTTAATAATATAAATGAATAGTAACGCATCTCAACTCCCAGACGCTTTCAAAATTGCTCCTTCAAAATCGATCCAATCTTTAGAAATTAGGACAGAACAGTTAGATCCTATTACCTCCACAAATAATGAAGTGGTGTTTCAACTACCCATGAATGGGATCCTTGATGGCGGTTCCTTTGTTCAACTTGCTGTCGAGTGTAATAACGCTGGATTTTTCCCTATTAATACTGGTATTCATTCTCTTATCGATAGTTGTGAATTACAGGTCGGAACTAAAGTTATTATGTCTAATCAAAAATACGCACACAGACAGACCGCCATAAGACAACTTGACTCACCTGAGCATCGTGCCTACGTCGACATGATTAAATCAGGTGCCTGTGGTGATAGATGGGCGGAGACTTCTGCTGGAAAAATTTCGTATCAAGATTTAGTATATAACGGCGCCTTAACTACTGCCAGTATTCCAGGATTTATTAAACCCACTACTGACGCCTCAACAACTCCAGTTTTTTCAGTTCCTTTAAGTAGTCTTTTCCCTGCCATGATTTTAAGACAGTTGCCTTTATTTGCCATGAAAGAACAAGTATATATAAGACTTCGATTTAACAGACAACCAAATGGAACCAAGAATAAAATCTGTTGTTTCCCAAACGCTTACGCTGGTGACACTAGCGCCGTTCCTTCTTTAACAAATATTAAATTTATGTCAGATCATTTATTCTATAATGACGACACTATGAATCAGACCGCCGCACGAATCGCCAGTGAAAATGGTATGGTGGAATTATATGAAGATTTAATTTTAACTGAAGTCCAGACTTCAGCAGTCACCAACCCTGGTGGCGGAGTTGTTACTCAACAGAGAGTCGAAAATGAAATCGCTGTCGCGGGTCGTGTTGTTAGAAGTCTTCTTATCGCAGACCAAAAGACAACCCCTGGGGACAATGCTGGGGCGGATTGGTGTGGAGAATATGTTTCTTCCGAAGGTAGAGTTCCAGACGAATTAAATTTCAGAGTTAATGATTCAAGAGTTTTCGATCGTAACCTCCAAGAGGCACCACAGAAATATAATGAGTTAAGATATGCCATGGGAAGACCTTTAAGAGTTCCCACCACCCTTTATTCTTTCGATTGTGATACCGATAAAAGTCAATCAACAAGACCAGTTAATCAAAGTTTAATATCTGAAAATGTTGTCTTAGAAGGTCACGCCAATATTGAGAACGCCAGATCTACTCAGCATTATACAGGATTAGACCTCTCAACAACTGGCGTGAACATGCTCGGCGCAGGGACACAGATTGGAGTCAAACCAATTCAGATCACAAAAACTTATAATCGTGTAACAGGAGATAATCAGGCACGAACTATGAGAGTTTGGGCGCAGGTTGAAAGAACTATGAAGATACAAAACGGAACTATTGAAGTTTCCGCCTAATTCAATTTCTTTTTTTATTGGTAGTTTTTTCCACAGTTGGTATAACGGATATACGAAAGTGTTGGAATGACTACCACTTTTTTTGTAGATTAAATGTTTATAATAAAATATAATCTTATTATAAAGATATGACGGAATATATAAAAAATATTATAGTAGAATGTAATAGAACAAGATCTAAAGTTAACGTCAATGGGATACCTGAAAACCAGGACGAATTTAAAAATCGTTGGACGAATAATGTTTCTACAACTGGGATCTCAGTCGATATAGGGGACACCATTCAACTTGAGGCAGGATGTATCAATTCGAAAGGCGCCAATCAAGATGTTATAGAATTTATCGGAGAAAATGAAAATAATATTCTCGACAATAAAGCAGAATTGGAATTGGGTTTTTATGTTAATCATTGTGGAAGAAATACGGCAGTTCTTCCACTACAAAATCAATTATGTTTCCCAAAAGATAGAAGCGGATCTACCTACACAACTTTTAATAATGTTTTACAAAGAGATATAGGCGGATTCCCTCGTGGAATTTCTAACCCTGAGACCTCTTCTGATTATTCCAAAATGTCACCATTTGTCGATATTATTACGATGTATAATTTAACATCTGAAGGAAACTATTATGAGGCGGGGAAATATTATCTCGCCAAAGGAAATGGGGACATTTCTCCTCCCGCCAACACACCCTTTTCAACAGGTGAAAATATTATTATCCAAGTAATATCGACTAAATCGGCGTCAGGCGGTGACATTGGAATTATTGATCAATATAAATATATTAATGAAGGTGTGAATATTGGTTCTTATGAAAACACAGGGGCGGAAGTCAATAAATTCACGGACGTCCCCGCCACTTTTGAATTTTCTATCGAATGTGACCGAGCAGGAAATGTTTTACATGATCCAAGATTAACGCCTGGGTCGGGTGGGTCTGCCCCAGTAGTGGCACAAGCGGAATTAACAATTAAAGGCAGTATTACACCAAATTTTTATATGAAAACTTTTAAACCTCCTGACAATTCAAGATATTATTTTCTGGATCCAGATTACACAGGAGTTGATTATGTTAATTGGAGTGATACCGACGATCATAAACAAATCGACGAAGTTGTTAAATTAAGGTCAAATAAAGTGGTTTTAGAAGTTCCAATTGGTTATAATACGCCTGATAATGTCGGAAAAGTTTTAACGGATATTTTACACGAACCAACCCAAGTCGAGAAAACAACACCTCTTCCCTTTAGTTCTTTTGAAACATATAAATCAACCGCCCATGATTATAACAATTATGGAGGTGTAACTAAAAATTTACCTTCCATTGTATCCACACCAACTTATCAACCAACTCCCGCCAATGGAAATCCAAACGCCAATAAACAAAATCAAAACCCCGCCACATCCTATGAGACATATAGACCAGACCCAAATATAGTTCCAACCCCTTCTCCCGATCCGCCAGCAGACCTTCAAGAGTGTATGACCCGCAGATCCTATTATTCTTGTATTGCTTATAAAGATCCAGAACGTTTCGAAGGTTTACAATTCTTTAGGAATTTCACCTATAGAACCGATAATAACGACCCAGATAACGATATAAATACAGGTATTAATCCAATTCAAGTGGTCACACCTTTTGGAAATCAGACTGTAGGACAATTAGGGAACAGAGTATGTTGTTTAAATAATCTTCCAACATCTGGGGGACAGACTGGAAATATTTATTGTAAATTTCCCAGAGGAACTTTAATACTTACAAATATGTATTATACTCAAGAGAATATCACCGATATCGCCAACGGTTTTAGAAAAAATGAAAAATATTTAAATGGATTTAATAAACAAGAATCTTTCGGAAGTAAAGATTATGAACAATATTCGGGATGCTTCTTGGATTTTGGTATGTATGATGACCAGACTTCTTATGAAGGAGAAAATTTCTTTTTTGGTTCTCGAGCAGATTATGATCAAAACGGAGGAAACTGGCATATAGGAACCCAGACTTTTTCTCCTGCCATTGAAAGTGCCTCCCCTGATATAAAATACCCTTGTTTTGATATACAAAGAGACGGAAGTCGAAACACTGGAAAACAATTAGGAGGGTTATGGGTTCAAAGTTATTGGAGAGATGATTTTTTAACACAGAATATTAATGGAGTAACTAAACCAACTGATGGAATTGAATATCAAGAATTTTTAAACAGTCTGACAATAGGGCAGAATTACGACGGTAATTTTGATCTGCCAGACGAAAATAACGCCAATTCTGGTTTTTCAATGTTAAAAAATAATAGTGGAGAAAATACTTACGAAGAGATGATAGCATGGGCGCAGGAATATAATGTCGCTTGTATTCCTGTTTATAATACACGTCCAGGAAATACCTTTAATAATGGGAAACCTTATATCGCTTTTGTTTCTGCCGTGAATACAGATTCACCTCAAGAGGTTTTCGGAAACGATTACGATTATAATTTAGGAGTTCCACAGGATGCCATTTGGGATTTTTATAAAACAATTGATGAGCAGACTTGGTTTTTATCAAAATTCAATATTCAATATGGTTTCCCAATTGGTTTCGATAATTCATTCACCAGAAATGATGCTGTTTTATTTACCAATTTACAAGAAACACGAGAATTGGATCCAGGTGTGGCATTGAATTATGCTCAATGTGGGATGATCGGCGCCGTTAATCCTGGTTTCAAATACGATCCAATCGCTGGACGTTTTGAAATTTCTGGACTTAATAGTGGTATGACGATTGGTAACGGAAATCTCCAACAACCACCAGAAGAATTAGAGGCGTCAGACGACCCTGAGCAGTTATGTTATAACGTTGGGTCTATTGGAAATATTCAACCATATTTTAATCCTGCCAAATACACAGATAGTTCTCAAAATAATTTATTTCCTTACGCCAAAGATGGTTATTTCCCTGCTTTAGATATGAGACAGAAATCATCATCTATTATACAAAGTCAATCAGGTGTAAGTATTTTAAATATTACGTTATTTTTCTCATTTGATCCAAATAGCGCCGACGATGGGATTCCATTAAATTTTCCGTCACTCGCCCAAGAATATTATACAGATTGTTTATTTGATAAAATGGGATTTACTGTGACACAATTATTACCTAATATTGGTTCCTCTCAAAGTTTTTTCACGAATAATCTTGAATTTCGGGGGACTTCGGGGAATTATGCCTCCGCTTACCAAAATTCAAAACCTATGACAACAGGTCAATATATCTCATCAGCAGAAATTCAGGCGTCGACTGTTAATTCGATCGATATGCCTAATTATGATTTAGGAATTAATTTTTTCCGCTCTGCTCGACCAGACGTTGATCCAGCATCTATCACAGCATTTTCAATTCCTAAACAATTGAGTTACCCTTATTTATGTATCTATTCAGATATCGCCACGGCAGGTGCTGACACGACTTATTATGGAGGTGTGGATTCTCATTCAAAAATCCCATGTATGGCATTTATGACGAGAAATTATAATAATAAAAATTTTTTTTATGCGCTTGAATCCACTTTTAATTATACAGTAACGAGACCATTTGTTATAACAGATATAACAACAGATATAAGACTTCCAGATGGGAAACGTCCAAGATTAGATTCCCAGTCCGCTGTCATCTATAAGATACAAAAATCAGGAGTATTACCAGGGGTAAGTCAGACTCAAATAAAATCTAAGTTAAATATAAATGAACGAAGAAAAGATATTGAGAGAAGAAGAGAAGTTATACGAAAAACTTCTGGGGAAAATTGAAGATAGATCATCGCCTGAATATAAAAGACTTTATAGAAAATTGTATTATTGTCGACATAGAAAGGACATTAAGGAATATCAAAAAAAATATTATAGAAATATGAAAAAAAAACATGATTATCCTCCACCTACTAACGGTGTTAAATATGCTGAAGAATTTAAGATCATATATAAACCTATTACTCTTGTATTTGAATAGGCATTATTCTTATATAATGTTCTTTAAGTCCTTTCTTTTATGCTTCTTTTATGTTATATAATAAAATAGACTTAAAAGTGGCGTAAAATTATAATTTTATTCTTCTTTTAAGTGCTTTTATTGAATAAAAGAATAAAAGTAGAATAAAAGTAATAGAATTTAATAAGAAAGTATTTAAAAAATAAAATATATACTATATATTAATATAATGAAGACTTTTTTTCAAAGTTTAGACAAAAACGAACAATGGGATCTCGAAATGAGGACTCTATATATCACACAAAATTTAATCGATACAGGAGAAATAATATCTAAATCTTCGTGTTATTATCCTCGATTAAAGGAAACAAATAAAAGAGGTAGAGTGGCATTTATAGAATTGTATAAAAGAATTAAGGAAACATATAATCAAAAACTTAACATGAAAGATTTTGAATTATTTATCTGTAAAAATAAAGATTGGAAAATTCACGAACAACCCACAGACCGACACGGATATTTAAATATAGAATATATATTAGAAACTGAAATCGGATCATTTGAAGATTATTTAATTAAATTTGAATACTTATCAACGTCAAATATGCCGTCAATAACTATTAATGAAAACGAGTTAGATAATGTTAACGCCATTAAAAATGTCTGTAACAATTTAGAAATGAAAAAAATTGAATATATAGAATTAATTAAATACTTTGTTGATCAATTGGAACAAGCATCGTCGCTGGTCGATAGTCCCTAAAGATTTTTAATCCTTTATATTTCTTTGAATTCCAATCAGGATTCTTGATCATATTAGAGACTGAATGTCGAGAAATACCAAATTCTTTTTTAATATCCTCCATTGTCATGAAGTATTTTTTTAATTCAATTTCATCGTCTGTGTATTTTTCAACACGATAATGGAAAAATGATTTATTCTGAGATCTTCCTAAGTGAGTCATTATTTATATATAATGTAGAGATATTTTTTTAAACCAATTTAACTAATTATTTAATTTAAGGAATTTAAGAATCTTTAAATTAAATTAATTTTATTTTTGCGGAAAATGATTTAAAAAAATATCTACATTATAATTATATAATGGAGAACAACCAAATCTCAATTAAAAAATCTAATAATAGTTTAATGTCGAATATCAAGATCCAAAAGTTTCAGGGATTCGATTTCTTTCACACTATTTGTGGGAAAGGGAAATGGGAAGAGAAAGGAAATACGTATGAAAGTCCTCAGCAGAAATGCTTCGATAAATCGAAATCAGGAGATATTCGTCTCTGTATTAAAAACGATAAGGGATCTTCTTATGGTTCCATGCCTTTTGAAGATTTAGAAAAGATTTATAAAGAAAATCATTTTTTATATGAAATTTTAACAGATAAAAGAAAATTTTATTTAGATATTGAATTTCCTTCTATTAGTGAGGAAGATAACGTCAATAAACTTACATTAATTTTTAAATTAATTAAAAAGTGTTTCAATGATCTTGGGATCGAAACAAGTTACAAAAGAAAAAGAGATTTTTTCTCAAAGAACATCGGGACTGGAGAACAGGGAACGTTTAAGGATATTAAAAAATTTTCCGCTCATTTGGTTTTAAATAATAATTATTATTTCAAGAGTGTTTATGATATTAACAAATTTTCGAAATACATGAAACAGACTATTAATGAAAATGATGAATTTAAAGACCTAATTTACGAAACTGATCGATCCAGGGATTATGCCATCGATTTTGGAGTTTATACTAAAAATCGTCTTTTTAAACTTCCATATCAATCTAAACCTAATTCAAACAGAATTCAAAGACCAGCGCCGAAAACTACAGACTCTTTAGAATCTTGTTTAATTTCTTATAACAATAACGGAGAGTGTGTTGATGTAAGTAAGATCACTCTTAAGACTGAAGAGAAATCTTATTCAATTACAAATAAAGCAGGTAAGATTATTGGAAAAAATATTTCAAATAATGTGGCGGAATTTTTGGAAGAATTTAAAGAATGTCTTCCAGATGAATGTTCTATTCCAGAAGGAGATCCCGATTCAGGTTCTTTGGAATATATTGTTAAATCGATTTATAATGGAATTAATGTGAGTTGGTCTTGTTTTTGTGCCGTTGGTATGGCGGTTAAACGTTCTTCAGGTGGAAATCGTTTTGATCTCTGGGTTGAATGGAGTGAAAAATCAGGGAAACCTCAATCAGTTTCCGAAATGATGTCACTTTGGGGGAGATTTAATGTCGATAAAGGTTACGGATTCTCAACTCTTCTTAATATGGGTAAATTGTGTAATCCAAAATTAATTCCTCAGGAACCTTATAAATATTTGTTTGATTTCCCACATATAAAAAATACAAATAAAGTTAATAAAAGATATTTGGATGTATCAGACTTTAATTTATCTAATTCTGAGATCTCTTATATTTGTTCTCCTATGGGAACTGGAAAAAGTTTTAATATTCACCAAATTCAAAAACAATATAAAAAAATTATTTATTTATCATCCAAGAGGGCATTTGCCACCGCCATGGGTCAGGAATTTAAAGAGGATGGTTTTAAAAATTATATTGATCTGACTATTAGTGAAAGATATGACGCTCAAAAATTAATTATTTCCCTTGAGAGTTTTCACCAGATAAACCCCGATAATATTGATTTATTAATAGTAGATGAATCCGAAAGTATACTCAATGTTATTGGATCACATACTCTTCAAGTTAAAGGAGAAGGATTAAACAATCTTTTAATTTTCGAAAAAGCGGTGAAAAACTCGAAAAAAGTTTTAGTTATGGACGCTTTCTTGTCTAAGAGATCTTTTAACGCCATTAACACTATGAGACCAAAATCCTCAACAAATTTAACGATAAATGAATGGAAACCACCTCAAAGAAACGCCATTGAATGTGATTCAAAATCTTCAATGTGGTTACAATTAAGTAAATGTTTAAGAGAAAAAGAAAGAGTCGTTATTGTTTCAGGATCTAAAAAATTCGCAGTTGAAATGGTTCATCATTGTATTTCACATCATTTATTAAAAGGAACAATCGATGACGATGGGATCGTGGATTCAGAAGAAATTAAATTATATCACTCAGGGAATCCTCTTGACTTATCATGTAAAGTTAATGAAGAATGGGAAAAATGTAAATTATTAGTTTATTCTCCTACTATTACTTGTGGAGTTTCATACGATAATAAAAACGCCCCATTTGATCGTCTTTTCGTGTATATGCCTAATAAATTTTCCGCCTGTTTTCGTGATGCCACACAGGCATTAAAAAGAGTAAGACATTTCACTAAAAACACTCTTTATTATTGTTTGAATACTATGGGAAATTATAATGACGATTCAAGTCCAGTTTATTTCGATAAAGTTAAAGAATTAATTTACACATATAAACCTCAGATCTTTACAGATGAAAAACATTATATTTCTTTACAAAATACAGAAAATGAAGAATATAAACCCTTAAAGAATTGGGTAAGTGAAACAAGGATTTATAATATTTTAGAATCAAATATTTCAGGAAGATGTATTAGACAAGTATGTCAAAAATATTTCGAGATCGAGAATATTATTATTACAACAAAACAATTAAAACCACCAGAATTTAGAATGCCAGAATATGAAGATAAACAGAGTTACTCGTGGAAAGAAGTCAAAGGATTCAAGAACAAATATAATATATTTGAAGTAGAACAAAAATTGGAAAGTAATGAACGTTTAACAAAGGAAGAATATTGGTTTAAGATTTTCCATGGATTTAATGAAACCCTTAAAGAAGGTATTTCAGATCATACAAAATCTTTATATTGGAAACATTATTTCCAGGAATCGAAAGATCGATCCAAATATTATTCAACAATTAAATTAAACAAATTAATAAAACAAAATGGGATCGATAATCTTTATGAAAAATCAGACAGTAAAAAAATATTAGAATTAAACAATTTCTATGACGAAAGATATTCACATTTTTATAAAATGATAAATACAATTGGAATGATTAATGAAGATAAATCTTTGAATTATGGAAAAGAATTTATGAAAGAAGATCTCAGTCCACTTCTTAAAGATTATGAAAAATTAAGATTAAATAAAGGATTAAAAGCATTTAATCAACTTCTTAAAACTGAGAATATTAGAGAATGGAACAAAGATCCAGAAGACAAGGGAAAGGATGAATCAGACGACGTTATGGACGAAGATAAAATGTATATTATGTTTAAACATCTTGCTGAAGATCTTTTAGGATTAAAAGCGGGAAGAATTAAACAAAAAAAGAAAAGAGTTACAATTGACGGAGTTAAAAAACAAAAGTTTTTCGGAGTTTTTAAATTATTTCCAAAACAAGATATTATCACAGAAGTTAATCAAAAAACAAAAAAAGTCGAAATTATTTCAACCACTCTTCTCCATGTTTTAGATATTACTCACGAAGATTTCTTAGAAGAGTCTAAACCTTTTGAATTTGAGATCGACAGTGGTGTTTCTTCTTCTGAAGAATTGATCTCCAAAAATCACGAAAATCAAATCACAAATTATTTTATTTAAAATGGTAGTTATTTCAACAATTTCGTATATCCGTTATACCAAATTGTTGTTTTGAATACCAGTCTAATATAATGTAAATGGATCAATATTAAATTTTTTATTTTGTCGATATTTACTATTTTTAATTTTACTCTTATTAATCCCCACAAAAATATTTTTGGGATTAATAGGTTTCTTCTCATTTTCTTTCTTCTCCATTAATTTTTTATTTAAAGCGTCGGCGCCCTTACCTTTTGTTATATGTAACAATTCCAATTCATTAGAAACGTTAAAAATTTCTTTATCCATATTATAAAATATAATTATATTTTTTTTTATATTTAATAATAATATAAATGTCGTTATTAAGCACTTCGTCCACAACTCAACAAAAAGCGTTCTTATACGAAAATCATTATCCACAACCAATCATAATTAAACCAAATTCCCAGATCTGCCTCCAAAAATTCATCCATTACCGTGGAGCATTATATGAGGTAACAACCCAAAATAATAGTATAGGATTTCGATTAGGAACGGGTGGTCAAAATCAGGATGTGTCACGATTTAACACTATTCCTCTTGGAAGTTATGATGCCATAGGACTTGCTTCAGCAGTAACATTAACTTTAAACGCCGTTAATCAACAGCAGAATTTCGAGTGGTTATGTTCTTATACTCCTCCCGCCGCCTCGGGTGACCCAGATGTCTTTCAAATCCAATACAGTTCAATCCCAACACCTGACATTAATTCAGGTTCCTATAATTCTTTCGAATCACCATATATTAGTTTAACAAACCAGAATAAAGTTAATGAAGAATCTAAAATAACTTATAACGGTTCAAATGCTCTCCATACTGCCAACGTAATTTCTAAAAGATCCACTCTTATGTATTTAGGGGAACAAACATGGAATATGATTCAACCTAATATAACTAATCAAAGATTTCAACCATTACAAGTGGGATTAGTAAGAAATCAATTAAGTGATCCTAATAATCCTAATGTTAATTTACAGTTCAACGCCGAAAGATATGATATCGCCTTAGAATTTGACGGAGAGGGGATGGCGGTTACATATGGACGTCAACGTCAAGGAAGTATAGTTGGGACTCCTAATTGGTTCCAATCAGATGTAAGAAGAGACTTAGGAGAATTATTCGATTTCATTTTTAAACCTGCTGGAACATTTTCCCCTCATACTAAACTCCAAACTAAATTCACCATTTACGCATCTTCTCAAACTTCTCGTAGAGTTTTTATTCAATTATTTAAAAAGGACGCAGGTGAAACCACATACACTCCTCTCCCTGACGGATTCGGAGGAAATAGTCCTATAGGAGCAGGAACGCCATTAGTTAAAACGACACTTGTCGGAGGAGATAGTTTCCCAGGTTTAGTTTTTGATTCTAATGATCCTTCCCTAAATGATTCAGGACAAAAAATCGCCCAGCATTATCCAAAATTATCAGTGGCGCCCTTCTTCCCCACTATTACTTTTCAGAAATCTGCCCCTCAAGTCGCTGGAGGATATGACCTCGACTCTTCTACATGGATAAATAACGGTGGGGTTGTTACCACTACTTTTACTCCACAAGTAAATAACGCCAACGGATACACCTGGAAAACTACAACGGACGTCCCCAATATTCTTGATAATTGTTTTTGGTTACAAGTTGATCCCTTAAATTTTGATATAAAGGGAGGAGATGTGCCAATGACAGACCCACCTCTGTATACTGCTGTATTAAATCCAATCGCTGGTAACACAAATCCAAACGGACAAATATCAGTAAAAGATGGAATCACAGGCGCTCAAGTCCAAAGTATTAATTTTAGTGGAACCTCTCCAATTGTGTTAGAAACGGTTCCTATGTCGATTTTTACTCAAGGGATTTTCAATGGATTTGAACCAATTCCAGGTCTTTCCAGTGAGAGTTCTGAGGTTGATGCTGGTTCCGAATCAGGGGGTCTCGGTGCTGATTTAAGTGTAAATGCCCGCCTCTTTTTACGAGGTGCTGGAGGCGGGCAGGAAGCGGACGTGGGGAATCTGTTAGGATTCTCAAATAACGAAGAGGATTTCGGTGGGGGTGCTTCGACAGGCGCTTCAGTTACTTCCGACCAAGATCCTGACCAAACCGCCAATAATAATACACTTCATATCTCAATCCCTGAAATGCCTTTAGTAAAATCATTCGAAGGGGAAAATAGTGCCGAAGGAAAATCGATCGCCATAATCCCTCGAGAAGAATTTGGGACAGGTGAGATCGAAGGGTCTTTGGTATATGTGGCACCTTTTGAAAATTGGATAGATATAAATAACGGACAGGAACTCAATGTGAATTTATTAACAACATTAGTTCGTAACGCTGACGGAAGTCTGGCAGACAATTTAGTAAGAGAAACACAAGCAGTTTTCAAATTACGTCAAGACCCAATGAAGGTCGAAGAGGATGCCAAATTAGAAAGATTTAGAGAAATGGCGGAATCCATTTCAAATACAATAAATACAGGGTTAACCAGTTTAATTACCCCACAACAATTAATCGGATCATAATTAAGAATAAAAGTTTAAAAATAAAATCTTCTTTTATAATATAAATAAAATATGGATATTATAAAAGAATCTATAGATTCCAAGCGGAATATCAAACCCAATTCTCTTCGTGCTTATATGATTTCACTCCAGAAAATTCACGATTTTATCGTCGGAAAAGGAGAATTAGAAGATCTTAATTTTTTAAAGGATGAGGATAAAGTGGCGGAAAAATTACAAGAATTAAAATTATCGACTCAAAAAAATTATCTGGCGGCGGTAATAGTGGCATTAGATGCCATGAATAATGAGAAAGATTATGATGAAGAATTAACCTTTTATAGAGGTTACTTAGATGAATTAAATAAACAATCCAAAGAAGAAGCAGAAAAACAACAAAAAACCGAATCACAGGAAAAAAATTGGGTTTCATTGAAAGAATTAAGAAAGGTAATAAGTAAATATAAAGCAGACATAATGGAACGTGAACTATTAACAAAAGATCCATTAAATTCAAAACAATTCGATTTAATTCAAAAATGGGTCGTGGGAAATTTATTTTTAGATCCTGAAAATCCTCCCACCAGGTTGGATTATGCTCCAATGAAAATTATTAAAGAAAATGATTTCGAAAAATTAGACGATGAAGAAAAATCAGAAAATAATTATTTAGTTTTAAAAAGCAGAAATAAAAAATATTTTCACTTTGGGGAATATAAAACCGCCTCAAAATATGGAAATAATGTGGTTCCAGTAGGGAAAAAATTAAATTCCGTTTTAAATATTTGGTTAAGAATTAATCCAACAGATCATCTTCTTTTAAATAGTAAAGGGGAACCCCAGACCGCCAATGGTTTAGGGAAATATATAACTAAAGTATTTGAACCCACTGGAAAAAAGATCGGAGTTAATATGTTACGTCATATTTTTATCAGTGAAAAATTTTCTCCTGAATTAAATGAAAAACAAGAAGTGGCAAAGAAAATGGGTCATTCTGTGTCGACACAAGAATTATACGCCAAAAAATAATT